AGACATGCAGGCGTGCCGCTTGGATACTATGGGCGCACGACCCGGTTCAGGGTTAGCGGCGGCAGGGCTGCCTGCAATGCCATCACCGGGCGGTTATGCTAGAATGGGTTTGCTAGACGTTGCCCCGACAGGGCTGCCTCAATTCGCGCAGCAGTACGGGACTGGATTTGGAACACCGTCAGGGTTTGCGGACGCCAACCTTGCGTTCCGGCGTCAGGGCGCGTATCGCCCACAGAATTTCCAAAACCCTTATCCGACCACAGGTTATACATTACTAAGTTAGGGAAAAAATGAACGAAGAAAGGGCAAGGGGCGCAATATCGCGGGCTGAAAAGGCCGAGGCGTTATTGCGGAACGAATTGTTAACCGAGGCATTTGATTATCTGGAGACACAATTCATTGAGGCTTGGCAGGCAAGTGGAGTGGCCGAGGCAGAGGAACGCGAGCGCATATACCAGTTAAGCCAAAACCTAAAGGCATTAAAGGGCTATTTTCAAACGGTTATAGAGAATGGTAAGATGGTTCAATCGCAGCTTGATGAGTTTAAGCGGCGCTCCAACTTTAACAAAATAAGGTGAAAAAATTATGGTCGATAATCCAAGTGGAACCGACAACGCACTTACAATGAATGACGCAATTAGCCTTCTGAACAATCCCATTGAGGACACTGATACAGAGGAGCGAAATGAGACTGAAGATCAGTCTCAACAGCCCGAAGCCGAGGCGCGTGACGCATCAGAAGATCAGGCGGAAGCCCCCGATGATGATGATTACGATGATGAGGCTGATGACGGTGAAGATGCCGACTACGATGAAGATGACGATGAGGACATCGATCAGGAACCTACCGAACAGGTCTACACCGTTAAGGTGGACGGCAAGGAAGTAGAAGTCACCCTAGATGAAGCCCTAAATGGTTATCAGCGTCAGCAGGCATTTACTAAGCGTTCCATGGAACTTGCAGAGCAGCGTAAGGCTTTTGAAGCTGAAGCGGCTCAGACTAAACAACTCCGTGACGCTTACGCGCAGCAACTTGAGTTGATGCAAGCCCAACTCCAGCAGAACACTCTTGAAGAAGAGCCTGACTGGGCAGCCTATAAAAATGAGGGTTATTCGACTGACGACATTTTCTTCGCCAAGGCGGAGTGGGACAAAAAGCAAAAAGAACTTGCCCAAGTCTCAATGGAACGCAATCGGATTACTCAGGAGCAAGCCCTTGAACAGCAGGAGATGCTAAAAAATCATCTCCAAGGTCAAAGGGTCGAAATGCTCAATCGGATACCTGAGTGGCAAAATGACAAGACCCGCGAGACTGAGCGTGTCGAAGTCATTAAATACGCGCAACGAAGGGCAGGCTTTAGCGAGGAAGAAATTGCAAATGCGTCAGACGCACGCGCAATTGAGCTTCTGTACAAGGCATGGAAGTGGGATAGTCTAATGGAAAAGAAACCCAATGCCAAACAACGCACTCGCAAGGCACCGAAAATGGCTAAAGCCGGGCAACCAACAACCAAGCGCGAAGTTGCAAATCGTTCTCAGCGTAAAGCGAAAAAGCAATTTGAAGATGCTGGAACCGTTGACGCTGCTGTCAAATACTTAATGGGTAGATAACCCGAAGGAACAAAACAATGGCTGTTTTTACAACCCAAAACGCAGTCGGCGAAAAGGAACAACTCGCCGACATCATCTATCGGATTGATCCGGCAGAATGTCCAATTTTTTCCAATGTGAAAAAAGAAACCTCAAGCGGTATCTTTGTTGAGTGGCAAGTCCAAGATTTAGCGGCTGCCGCCTCAAACAACTACCACAACGAAGGCGCGACCACAGCAACTGCTGCGGCGACACCAACTGCTCGGATTGGTAACTACCATCAGATCTGTAAGAAGGTGTTTGCAACATCAGGCACGCTTGATGCAGTTGATAGTGCCGGACGTGAGCGTGAGCATAACTACCAGAAGGTATTGAAGGCTCTCGAACTACGCCGTGACATCGAAAAATCAATCGGTGACACAGACGTTGCGCGTGATGGTTCAGACCCTCGCAAGTCAGCCTCGCTGTCTTGCTGGATCACAAACGGTTCAGTCGGAGCAGGCGCTGGTGTGTTTGCTAACGGTCTTGGCACAAACACCATCACCGCTGGTACGGCCCGTCCGCTGACACTTGCACTCATCGAAGATGGGATGCAGGACGCATGGACAGAGGGCGGAAACCCAGAGCTGATGATTTCCTCGGCCACAAACCGCGCCAACTTCTCTGACCTGTCAGCGTCAGGAAACCTTGTGTCAAACGATGTCAATATGACGAAGGCCAAGGAAGTTACCTACGTTGGTTCGACATCAGTTTTCTTGACTGACTTCGGCACCGTGCAGGCAGTCCCATCGCGCTTCATGGGCAATGACCGCGTGTTCTTGATTGACCCATCATTTGTGTCAATCTGCACACTCAACGGACGCAACTTCCTTGAGCAAGAATTGTCTCAGGACGGTGATGCTCAGACCAGCCATCTGGTATCTGAGTGGGCGTTGAAGCCTACTGCACCAAAGGCACATGCAGGCATTTTCGATCTAAACGGATCATAAGTACCTTGAGGGGGCGGGAGACCCTGCCCCCTCTCTTTACCTTGGGAGACAGAATTGAAGCGCATACTTTACACAGACCCATACACAAAAAAAGAAGTACACATGCACCAGAACAATGACGGCTCAGCCGTCATTGAGACGAAGCAGAGGTTTGACGACCTTATCACTATTAACCGCCAAATGAATAATGACTACAAAGCCAACAATATGATGGGAACTCAGCGCCACGCTCAGCATGTAGCGGAAATCCCCAATGTGGTGTACAATCACTTGTTAGAGACGCTGGGAAAACCCAGCGAAAACCCGAAGGCTTGGAAGGCTTGGCTAAATAATAGCGAGAACCGAGACTTCAGAGTTGGTGGTGGGAATATTTAATGGCGATTGCGACTTACACAGATTTGCAGGCTGCGGTGGCTAATTTTCTTGCCCGGTCTGACTTAACTGCACAAATCCCAGATTTTATCACGATGGCAGAGGCGCGGATGAGCCGTGAGCTTGAGACGCGCAGCCAAGAAAAGCGGGTCACCGCAAACACTGTTGGCGGAAACGAATACCTACAATTGCCAACGGACATGCGTGAGGTTCGTGAAGTAAAGTTGAACACAACACCCTTGACGGTTTTGAGCTATTACAGCCCTGTCGCACTAGATCAAAAGTTTTCATCAGGCGGCCAAGGCAAGCCACTTGGGTTCAGCATTATAGGGGATGAGCTGAAGTTGCGGCCTGTCCCTGACACGGCCTACGAAGTTGAAATTGTCTATATCGGCACAATCGAGGCTCTGTCGGCAACAAACCAGACGAACAACGTATTGTCGCGCTCACCTGATGCTTACCTATACGGCGCACTTGCTGAAGCATACGCTTATCTCTTAGATGAGGTTCGGGCGGCACAGTATATGCAACGCTTCACGATGGCTTTAGAAGAAATTAAAGTGGACGAGGAACGCGCACATTACGGCACTGGAAGTTTACACATTAGCAGCATTTATCAGCGGCAAAACACATCAGCAGGAGTTTAGTCAATGGCGAGTATGAGTGATTATTTAGAGAACGAAATTCTCGACCACATTTTAGGAACTGGTGCGTACACAAGCCCCGGCACTGTCTATGTTGGACTATCAACCGGGTCATTCAATGATGACAACAGCGGGACTGAATTGACTGGCAACAACTATGCCCGCGAATCCATCCCATTTGCGGCTGCTGCAAGCGGCACGGCGTCAAACAATTCATCTGTTGAGTTTAACGCAGCGACAGGTTCTTGGGGTGTCGTTAGCCACTTTGGTATCTTTGACGCCGTCTCTGGTGGCAATCTATTGATCCACGGCGCACTCACAGCTTCAAAGACAATCGCGTCTGGAGACATCCTGAAGATTGCCATTGGTGACATGGACATCACAGCAGCTTAAAGGTCTTTTGAATGACAACTGTTGCACCGCTTGACCTTCTAACTGGAACCGTTGACGCCCTACCGTTCACCATTGACACGGTGGGCGACAAGGTGGAATGGACTGCCGTTGCGCTTGACCAGATGGACGG